ATGCAAATGAAACCCAAAGACAAAAATTTTTGGATGTTGTAAAAATACCTAATACTGTTAATGTATCCCTTGGTTATATGACATTGTAATAGGGGTATGTTAATTGCTGTATTTTTGTTGTGCTTTTGTGTGTGCCTATATGTGTGTTGCACTATTCCGCTTTTTCCTGCTACTAATGTGTGTGCGCATGCTTGGCTACTTGTGTTTTTGTTAATAGTTTTTATTACTACCCCTTTTACTGCATTTATTGTATATATATTTTTTTTTATATTGCCAATGTTTTTATTGCATTTGCACAGTGTAAATACATTTGACTAAGTACTATATAACCTGTATTGTACAGGACATTACATTGGTAGTGTAATACCTTTTTGTAATAAACATGGTATCCCATCGTGCTGCCCGTCGAAAGCGTGCATCTGCAACGGATTTGTATAAAACATGTAAACAATCGGGTACATGCCCTCCAGATGTTATTAATAAGGTTGAAGGTACTACTCTTGCAGATAAACTATTACAATGGACTAGTTTGGGAATATTTTTAGGAGGCCTTGGAATAGGTACTGGTAGTGGCACAGGGGGGCGTACCGGCTATATTCCATTGGGTGGCAGACCTAATACTGTTGTTGATGTGTCTCCTGCAAGGCCACCTGTTGTAATTGAATCTGTGGGGCCTTCAGATCCATCTATTGTTACATTAGTTGAAGAGTCCAGTATTGTTACATCTGGAGCTCCTGTTCCTACATTTACAGGCACATCTGGATTTGAAATTACATCCTCTGCAACAACCACCCCTGCAGTATTAGACATTACACCTGCTTCTGGGTCTGTGCAACTAAGTAGCACTAGTTTTACCAATCCTGCATTTACCGACCCTTCGGTTATTGAGGTTCCTCAAACAGGGGAGGTGTCTGGAGATATTTTTATTACTACCCCTACATCTGGGACACATGGATACGAGGAAATTCCAATGCACACATTTGCAACACAGGGCAGAGGCACCGAACCTATTAGTAGTACCCCTATTCCTGGTGTTAGGCGTGTGGCAGGACCTAGATTATATAGTCAAGCTTATCAACAAGTTAAAATAACTAATTCAGACTTTATATCCCGTCCATCTACGTTGGTTACATTTACCAATCCTGCATATGAGCCTATAGACACTACATTAACCTTTTCACCACAGGATGTTGTGCCTGATCCTGATTTTATGGATATTGTTCGTTTACATAGGCCTGCCTTAACATCCAGACGTGGTACAGTTAGATTTAGTAGATTGGGTAAAAAACTAACTATGTCTACTCGCAGTGGTAAACAAATAGGTGCCCAGGTGCATTATTATCATGATATTAGTCCTATTT